AACTGATACTGATATTGGCGAAGTCGCTGATAACAACATTCAGAAGAAAACTTTACTAGGCGGATAATGGGAACAACTGGAACAATGCAACGTAGGCTTAAAAGACCTGATCCTAGTTATGTGAGTGGCGTTAGTCCTTTAGGTTTTGGACCAACATATGAAAAAGATGCTGTTGCTGAATTAACAGATGCTAGAAGAATTTTTGTTGAAAAAACAGGCGGCAAATTAAGAAATGTAAAGACTGCAACAAAATACCAAAAACTTAGCGAAGCAGAAAAAAAAAGATACAAAAAATTAAATCCTCAAGATTTCGAGGAAGATATGTCAGTTTCAAAAAAAACTTTATTAGGAGGATAACATGGGTGGATTTTCACCAATACAAAAAATAATTAGTAAACCACAGGTACAAGCAGCAATGGCACCAAAACCTGTAAAAACTCCAGCTGGACCAACAACAGTGGAAGCAGTTTATGATAAGTCAAAAAGAAGAGGTAGAAAAGCTACACTTCTTACTTCATCAAAAGGTGTTTCTAGTGATGCAGAAATTCAATTAAAAACTTTATTAGGCGGTTAATGCAAGATCAAGAATTAAGAAAACTATCAGCAGAACTTAAAACAAATCTTTCAAGATTAATGGAACAAAGATCTACTTGGGAAAGTCATTGGCAAGAATGTGCTGATTATGCTTTAACAAGAAAAGCTGAAGTTTCTAAAGAGAGAGCTAGAGGTGATAAAAGAAATACTTTAGTGTTTGATGCTACTGCAATACATGCACTAGAATTACTTGCAGCTTCTTTACATGGCATGCTGACATCATCTGCGAATAGATGGTTTTCAATGCGTTTTAAAGAAAATATTTTAAATGAAGATGACGATGCAAGAGAATGGTTAGAAAATGCTTTAGATAAAATGTATTTAGCTTTTGCTAGATCTAACTTTCAACAAGAGATATTTGAAAGCTATCATGACTTAATTTGCTTTGGCACAGCATGTTTAATGATCGAAGAGGATCAAGACGATGTTCTACGTTTCTCTGCTAGACACATAAAAGAATTATATATCCAAGAAAACAAAAAAGGTTTTGTAGATACTATTTACAGAAAATTTAAAATGCCAGCTCATGCAGCGGTAGATAAATTTGGATTAGAAAATTTAAGTAGAGACGTAAAAAGATTATTCGACAAAGATCCTTTACAAGATGTTGACCTTTGTCACGTTGTAAGACCAAGAACAATTTACAATGAGAGAAAGCAAGATAAGTCTAACATGCCTTTTCAAAGTATCTACATGGAAGATCACACTGGACATATCATATCTGTTGGTGGCTTTAGAGAAATGCCTTATGTCATTCCAAGATATTTAAAATCATCTACAGAGATCTATGGCAGATCACCTACGATGAATGCTCTACCTGATATTAAAGTTTTAAATAAAATGGTTGAACATGGTTTGAAGGCGGCAGCTAAACAAGTTGACCCACCTTTACTTGTTCCTGATGATAGTATGATTAGTCCAATTAGAATGTCGCCAGGTTCTTTAAATTATTATAGATCAGGATCAAGAGATAAAATTGAACCTTTAAACATACAAGCAAACATTAGCTTAAGTTTGGCTAACGAAAATCAAAGACGTACAGCTATTGCAAAAATATTTCATGTTGATCAGTTATTAATTACTGAAAATAGAAATATGACAGCTACTGAAGTTCTTCAAAGAAATGAAGAGAAGATGAGAATACTTGGTCCTGTATTAGGAAGATTACAATCTGAATTACTACAACCAATGATCTTAAGAGTATTTAATATTATGTTAAGAAATGGATTATTTGCTGAAGCGCCTGAGGTACTGGCTAATCAAGAAGTAGATATTGAATATGTATCACCAATGGCACTAGCTCAAAAAGGACAAGAGCTACAAAATTTAATGAGAGGTTTAGAACTCTTTGCACAGATCTCACCTTTAGCTCCAGTACAAGATTACATCGATGAAAACGGATTAATAAAACAAATTATAAATGTTTTAGGATTACCAGCTCGAATGATTAAATCTGACAAACAGGTTCAAGAATTACGAGAACAAAAAGCTGTAGCTCAACAAGAACAAATGAAAATGCAACAAGCAATGCAAGAAGCTCAAATAGCTAAAGACGCAGCTCCAATGGTTAAAGAAATAAATAATATTAATGGACCAACAGAATAAGAAGTTAAAAGAACTTTTTGAACATTACAAAATTTGCTTTGGTACAGATCAAGGTAAAAAAGTAATAGAAGATCTCGAGAAGAGATGTCATGAGTTTAATACTACTCATGTAAAAGGTGATAGCCACGAAGGAGCATTCTTTGAAGGACAAAGATCCATCCTGGTTTTTATAAAAAGTATTCTAAACCAAAAACAATAAGGATAAATATGGACAATCAGACAACTGCTCCAATAGAGCAATCTGAGCAACCAACGGATGTTGCTCAACAACCTGAGGCAACACCTTCGGTAAAAGAAACTGTTTTAACTCAAAGCGAGCCTAAAGCAGAAGTACAACAAGAAAAACAGGAAACAAATTTTAAAGATTTAATTCCTAAAGACTTTCAAGAAGAAAAGTCATTACAAAATTTTAATAATATGGAAGATTTTGTAAAGTCTTACTTATCAGCTCAAAGATTAGTAGGTGCTAATAAAGTTGCTATACCAAATAAAATGGCAACGGATGATGATTGGCAAGAAGTCTTTGACAAGTTAGGCAGACCAAAAACACCTGAAGATTATAAATATGATTTTAAAGAAGGTGAAATCGACCAGACAGAGCTAAAAAATTTTAATGAAACAGCTCATCGATTAGGTTTGTTACCAAAGCAAGCTGAAAGATTAATTAAGTTCTATCAAGAAATGAATGGTGAAAGCGAACAAGCAAAACTTGTTGCAGCTGAAGCTAAGCAAGTTGAAGTAGAAGCTTTATTAAAAAAAGATTTTGGACCTGAGTATAGCAAACGATTAGATCAAGCTAAGAAACTTGCAATCGATACTTTAGGATCTGATATTCTTAATCAAACAATATTAAAGAATGGGTCAAGACTAGGTGATAATCCTGATGTCATAAAAGCTTTTAGTATGCTTGCAGATAAATTATCTGAAGATGAAATTATAAAAGGCGATGGCACTGGTTACATGACTGCTAGTGAGTTAGAAAAAGAAATTTCTGAACTTACTGAAGATGGTTCACCATACTGGTCTAAAGCTCATCCTAATCATAAGAAAGCAGTTGAACAAGTCTTGAAGTTACGAGAGCAGCTAAATGGTTAATACCGAAGTAGCTCTTGAATGTTTAAGATTAGCTACTGAATTTGGATCTGAAAAAGATAGATCAAATCCAATTCCTAAAGCTACAACTTATTATGAATGGGTTCAAAAAGTTTCCAAGAAGATAACTCCAAAAGAGCCTTCTAAGAAAAAAGTCTAATTGCAGACTTTAAAGGCAAAGACTAGATCCGTCATTGACGGTCAATCAAATCGATCAATCAACAATCAATCAACCAAGAGGAGGATTAGAAATGTCTAATCAAATCACAACGGCTTTCGTTGAGCAATATTCAAACAATGTTGCAATGCTAAGCCAACAAAAAGGATCTCTTCTTAGAGGTGCGGTAGATGTTGAGAGCGTAGTAGGCAAAAATGCTTTCTTCGACCAAGTAGGATCAGCTACAGCGGTTAAAAGAACAAGCAGACATGCTGACACTCCGCAGATCGACACTCCACACGCTCGTAGAAGAGTAAGTTTGGTAGATTATGAGTACGCTGACATTATCGACAATCAAGATAAGATCAGAACTCTAATCGATCCAACATCATCTTACGCTCAAGCTGCTGCATTCGCATTAGGTAGAGCAATGGATGATGAAGTAATCGCTGCAATAAGTGGCACTGCAAACACAGGTGAGACTGGCTCAACAGCTACGGCTTTACCAAGTGCGCAAGCTATCACTGAAAGTGGCTCAGGTGGATTAACAATCGCAAAACTAAGAAGCGCAAAAGAAATCTTAGATAGCGGTAACGTAGATCCATCAATTCCGAGATACATAGTAGTAGGACCAAAACAAATTTCTGATTTGTTAGGAACTACTGAAGTGACATCTTCGGATTTTAATACAGTTAAAGCATTAAGTAACGGTGAAATTAATACGTTCTTAGGTTTTAACTTCGTAGTCTCTAACAGACTATCAATCGCTTCATCTAAAAGATTATGCTTAGCATATGCTATGGATGGTGTGAAACTTGCATTAGGTCAAGATCTTATGTCAAGAATTGATGAGCTGCCAAACAAAGGCTACGCAACACAAGTATATAACTGCATGTCTATAGGCGCAACTCGGATGGAAGAATCTAAAGTTGTTACTATTCAAGCACATGAAGCGTAATGGGGGGAACTAAAAATGGGTACTAAAAATACAGATCTAGTGGCTAACTTTGAAGCTACTCCTCAAGTTAAAAACAACGCAGCAGAACTACATGGTGTTCTTAGAACAGCACATGGAACTGTTGAGTTGGCTAGTGGCGACAGTGACGATAACGATATTGTTATGTTAGCACCGATCCCATCAAATGCAGCTGTACCAAGTTTATTCATTGGTTCAGACACATTAGGTGGATCATGCACATTCAATGTTGGTATCTACACATCAGGTGGCACAGTTAAAGACGAAGATGTTTTTGCAAGTCTAGTAGCGGATGCTGCTGGTATGGCAGACGTTCGTTTTGAAGCTGCTAACATCGATACTGCTAGCAAAAAAATGTATGAACTTGCTGGTGACACTACAGATCCAGGCGGACACTACTACATAGCGGCTACAATGGCTGCTGATGGTCAGACTGCTGGAACTATGTCATGGAACATTTCATATGTTGTTAACTAGGAAGTAGATTTATCTACAATTAGGCTAGGCGGTATCAAAGCCGCCTGGCTTACCAATCATGAAATATTTTTTAATTTTATATATGTTTAGTATGGGTGAAACAGGATCAAAACTTATTGATCAAAAAACTTTACCTATAGAATATCCAAATTATTACGACTGTTTAAGCGATGGATATATTAGAGCTTACAGTACAATTATGACTTTAGGACCACAAAAAGTTATGGAACAAAAACTTTTAATAACAT